ACGCTCGCGTAGTTGCCGCGCAACGTCAGCCGCTCGTGCCTTGTCGCGTTGCCTCTCGTCAAGGTCCTTGAGGATCGCCATGTCCACAACGCTACTGAGACTCAGTCTCAATAGCAAGGGCTACTGAGCCGGCACCGCCTGGCTGTCCTTGGCTGCGGATGCGAAGTTCTTGGTCGAAGAACTCACGCTGCCAAGCATCTCCGCCTGCTCCTTCGCCTTCATCGACTCAGCGCGCGCTTCGCGGATCAACGCAACCTGCTGAGAAGGCGTAACCATCGCAGCAGGAACGCCGAGCATGTCCCCGTAAACCTGGGACATCTGGTCAACATCCATGTTGTCCAAGACCTCGGGACGCCCAAGAGCAGCGATCTGGCCAAGCGTTGCCACGTAGCGATCAATAGACCCAATGCCTTGCGCCTTTTGGGCTTGTGCCATTACAGAGACGAACTCGACCTGCAACGTAGCGCCACTCAACTCGGGCGGCGGAGCAGAGAGACCGTCGATCTCCAACAGGCGATCAAAGCCAAGATCCACAAGAGGTTCGTTGATGTCGGTCTGCACCGCATCCACAAGCGGACCAAGAGCGGCAAGCTTCTCTTCCACGCGCTCAGCAACCTCCCTCGCCGTCTTGCTCGTGTCCGCAAGATTCGCAAGCATCTCGAACTTGGTCTTATAGAACGCTTCGTTGATCCGATTCCGATGCTGATCGGCAAGAAGCAGCAAATGGTCAAGCCGCGGCTCCTGGTCGTGAAGTCGCCTCACTCCGCTATTCGGACCGTTCTGCGGAGTTGGCGTAAAGCCACCAGGAAGCCGATTCACATCCTGGTCCTTGAGCCCAGGAGGACCCTGGAGCGAAGGCTCGGCCAACTGCGCAGCAACCTCAGCAATGTTCAGAGTAAGCACCTGCAAGCCCTTGATGTCGCCAAGAGCCTCCATCGCAGGACTCATCCCGTAGATGTTCCCACTACCTACATCGAACCTCGGCACGATCCCAGGGAACCGACGATACCCACCTTCCCGCAGCAGCTCGTTGTGCTCCTTGCCAGCACCAAGCTCGAAGTACGCCGATCGGAAAGGCATGTTCATCGCATCGCCACGCCATGCCTCCCTCTGCCGACGAGGTTCGATCGCATGAATGATCGTCACCCAGTTATAGTAGTTGCCTGACCAATACTGGCTCTTGATGCTCTCTGAGCATTTGTCGTATCCAAACTCCGCAACTACCTGAGCAACCGTCATCTGAAACTCGCGATAAAGCGAATCAACCCTACCCGTGTAGTCGATGCCAATGGCATACTCGCCCCAGGTCAACGGATAGTGATTCCAAAGTCGATCAAAGTCAGGAACAACAAGATCCGCAGCAGTGCCGAATAGCCCAAGCTCCGAGTAGACCTCACGCAGTGCCTCGTAAGTCCGCGATCTACGGAACAAGTAGCGAAGCCGGTTCGCCGTGTCATCCAGCCAAACCCTCACAGGCTGGTAACGATTCAAGTCCATGTCCGGCGTCTCAAGCCTGAACCACTCCCTGGCTTGGTTGGTCCCGTTCGCCATCATCCCGGCTACAAATGCCCGGTGCGCCATCGTCCCGGTGTTGTCCAGGATCTCATTGTACGACTTGTCTCCTCGGTTCCGATCTGACACGTTGAACCGCCCGTTCCGCGGACGGATGTAACGCGACAAGTCCATCGCGTGCGAATCCCATCCACTCCGCTCATTCTTCATCGCAGAGTAGTTGCGAAACAACTGCGCCCTACGACTCAACGGCTTGCTTGTACTGCCAAGATCCATCAAGGAACTCATGCTACGCTCCTAGCAGGCTGGTTCGTCCAAGCCGCAACTTCTTCGATTCCACACCCTGCGGCCCAGTGAGAAGATTCGGAATCTCAGAAAGCTCATCACCAAGCAGACTCACAGGATTCGGAACCTTGCGATTTGCCTGCCGAAGCTGATCGCGATTCGTTCGCTCAGCTCTCGCAGCCTGCCCAGCAGCCACACGCTGTGCCTGCTCCGTGACTCGCTGCGCCTTCTTCTGCGCACTGTACGACTGCGCACTCGTCACAGCAGAAGTGGCTACTCCAGCAAGTCCAATGATCGCAGCAGCCATCAGAGTTCCCTCATGTAAATGTGCTCGAACAACTCGTACCCGATCCTTGGTAGCAAGGCGTCCAATGACGTCGCTTGCTTTGCATGCCAGAACATCGCTCTGGCCCCGCGACGCGCGGCTTCATCCTCGGTATCCTGAATCAGCGCCTTCCCAAGACCGCCTCGGTGCTCAGGATCGACGAACAAAACATCGTTCTGCGCGCACACAAGCCCTCGGTAGTGCAGATGCGGCATGCAGAAGTTGACGCTGTATCCGACATCGCCGGCAAGCAACGTGAATAGAATCCCGTTCTGTTCCATCGCCTCGTACTTCTCCCACCAAGGATCCAGCACCATCAGATGCTTCGCCCGGCAGACTTCCTCCCAGTGTTTCTGCACTACCTCCGACATGCCTCGCACATCGGAGATCGAGCCTAGACGGATGTCGGGATGCGTCACGTCCGCATCATGCCACTATTGAGACCGAGTCTCAACTAGGGCATGGCTCAAGAGCCGTCTTCTTCCATCCTGTCAACAGCGAGCGCGGGCTTCTTCGGCTGCAACGCAGCAAGCTGCGCCTTGAGCGCGATCTCCCTGTTCCGCATCTGCTGCATGATGCGATCCTGCTGCTCGATCCGATACTCCGCCATGCCAAGACTTTCTTGCAACTCTCTGATCTTCTGACGCAACCCTTCTTCCAAGGTAGGAGTCCACGGAATCTGAGGAATCTCGTCGCACTCAGGATCATCTTCACGGGCGCAACATTCATCACAGTTCTGGCCGCCTAAAAGCAACCGCAAGACCTGCCGCTTCACTGCGTCGCTACACGGAAGACCAAGAACGAACTCAATTTCTTTCATGTGCGCAACCTTACCTGCTAGCGTCCCTTCAGTTTAGCGAACGGATCGAACGTCTTGCGCACGCGGAAACGGTCCTCTAGCTGTTGGTACTCGTCTCGCACATGCACTGGATGCGCGAACGTAAGCGCAAGCGCATCCGCTAGATCGGGCGATCCTCCGCCTTGCAGACGCTTCTTGGTGTCCTCCTTGGGCTCCAACACCCTCCGATTCGCAGGATCGAACCAGTAGATCGGCGTCGCAAGCTCAGTCTTCAACGCCATGTCGTTCGGGATCGCCCCACCGCTCATCACCCATTCCGCCATGAGGAACCACATCTCTGCGCGCTTATTCTTATACAACGCTGAGTTAGTGGCAGCGCCACCGAAAGGAACCTCTACGCATTCGTGCCCTAGCTGCCGCAGACGGTCGATGACGCCTGCCCCTGCCCCGGCGTCGATGAACACCGCGTGCGGCTTGTGATGCTCGATCTCTTGGGCGACACGGGATGCAAGGGTCATGTTGTCGATCTCCCGGAAGGCAAGCGGTTGGAACACCTGCAAGCCCTGCCGTCGGATAATGACGCTGCGATCATCGCCGAACCGTGCTGGATCTACCCCGAGCACGATCGGCGAATAGCGGATGTCGTGGTCCTTGTAGACCCGCTTGGATGCGACCTCCACGTCCGTGAGCGACATCACCTGATCGTCGCTCGCAGCCGCGAAGTCGCATAGCATCTCGCGAGCGAAGGCATTCTCGGGCATGCCGCCTGCCTGCATCGCCTCTACTTCATCCGCGGGAAGCGCGTCGGTATCGAATACCGTGTAGCGCAGCGCAGCCCAGCCAGGCTTCTCGGACGCACCGAAGAATAGCTGAGAAAATAGGTTAATGCCCGACGGCGTGCCGATGAACAGAGCCCATCCTCCCTTGTCCGCAAGCGCGGGGCGAAGGACGTCTTCCCACACACTGGGGTCAATCTGCGCGACCTCATCGACGACGAGCCCTGAGAGTCCAAGCCCGCGCAGCGCATGCGGGTTGTCCGCACCGTGCAAACGGATGCATGCACCGTTCGCGCGAAAGCGGACAAGCATGTCCCCAACGTGGGTCTCAACTACCCCCGCAGCTTCGAGGTTCCGGCACAAGACCATGAGTCGTTCCCACGCGACAGCCTTCGCCTGCTTCAGGTACGGCGCTACGTAAGCGAACACTTCGAGCGATCCCGTGGCGCGCAGAGCACCGTCGATCAACTCGACCAGGGCCGCAAGCGTCTTGCCGGCTCTGCGATGCACGGCAGCGACCCGGAAGCGAGCTTTCGCTCTAGCGGCGTGCAGCCCCTGCTGCCAGACGCGCGGGCGGTAGCCTAGATCAAGTCGGATTCGGTCGGCTGCGGTGCTCACTCTCCCTCACACCTTCGGGAACTCCGAATGACGTCGGCCACTGCTTCACCTGCTTCGATCCTGCTTGCGCACTGAAGAAGCATTTTTGCGAACTGCAAAAGGACGAGATCGTCCTCATCCTCGCGAAACTTCGCAGGCTGCGGGGAGACATCCATCAGGGCGGCATCGGTATCGCTTCGACCAAGCAGAAACTCAGTGCTCGCAGCCACGATTTTGCCGTCGACTATGGTCATCGGATGCGCCTCGAACTCCGTCCGATAAGCGCGATAAACTGCTTTCTGCACTAGGCCGTCGTCACGAGATCGGATGCTCCACAGGATGAGAGTTGTTGCCATTCGCGTAAGCTACCGCGATGGACACCGACCCGCTACTCGAACTGCTCGCGATGGCGAAGGCGCAGCGCACGTGGAACCCCGAGATGGCGCAGAGCTGGGAGAACTGGCTGCGCATGGCCAAGGCTTCGATCGAGCGCGACGAGCGCAGCAGGGAAGCGCGGGAGGCGAAGAAGGACAAGCGCACCGTGCCGCTGGATTCGCTGCTCGACGAGCCAACAACCCCGGATAGCACCGAGGCGATCGCCTTGCGCGACGAGGTCGACGCGCTGTTGCTGCAGTTGACGCTGACGCAAGCGAAGCTGCTGCGAATGCGCTACCTGATGGGGCAGAGCATGAACGAGGTCGCCGACTCGCTCGAAGTGTCCTACCAAACCGCGAAGAACCTGCTGCAGAAGGCTCGCGAGGCAGCAAGGTCGGGAAGTATGCCCGAATAGCGCGGATTTCGAGTACCGTTTCGAGAGTCGATCGTATCTGTACTGTACTAGTACAAGCTTGCAAGTTCACTTGCCAGCGGAAGGGGTAGAGGCGCCGATCTCGGGGATTCCCGTGACTACCTGCACGTTCATGGCGCCGCTGTGCTCGACCTGCTGGCGGACCGGACCACAGAGACGGTTGAGCACTTCGCGCGTGGCTTCGACCGAACCCTTGCCGCAAGCGTCCGAGACAGTCATCAAGTTCTTGATGAGGCGCTTGATGACGGTCTCGACTGGAATCCCCTCTTCCGCCGCGAACTCCTCAGCGACGGCTCGAAAGTCGACTCCTTGAGGTCGTCCAGGTCCAGGTTTGCATCCTGGAAGGAATCTTCCCGCCTCGTCTCGCTGGGCGGTTTCGCTCGGTTTTGATCGGTCAGGTTCCATACAGCTTCGTCAGCCCGTAGATGAAGACTGGTCGCTCTTGGGCGATGACCATGCCGCGCATTCTAGTGCGTCGCCGGGATGCAAGATAGTGCAGGCGGAAAGTTGATGGATTCGAGAGAATCCTTGTCGTCAACGTTGCCGATGATGGTAAGATGGAGAGACGCGGCGCGAAGTGCGTTGCGAGCAACCGAGAGAGGAACAAGAGATGACTACGACCAGCAGGGAATGCGCGACGAAGCCGACGGTTGACCAGGTTCGTGCCTTGGTGCGTTCGCTTGGCGGGACGCCGACGGAGCCCGTGGACTACGAAGGGCAGTTCAGCTGCTCGTCTCGCGAGTTGTGCCGGGATGGCGTTTCGACTCCCAAGGTGTTCGTGCGATGGTGGAACGGCCGCCTCGACGCGACCCACTACAACTAGTCGCGAGCGAGTGCCGCGACGCAACCAAGAGGAGCAAAACGATGAGCGAATCGAAGACGGCTGTCTACGACCTCGTGGTCGAGCATGTAGACGGCGAGACGGAGACGGTCCGCGGGGTCACCGACATCGCGAGTGGCGACGGCTCGGTCTGGTACACGGCACCGACTGGCGACCGTATCGGCGTCCTGTGCGACGGCTACGTGATCGTGACCATAGACTGACCCCGCCCCGGCGAGCGAGTCGCCGACATTCCGAGCCTCGCGTTTCGCGGCAGCAATAAGAGGAAAGAACGATGAAGGCAAGAGAACCTAGCGGCGAATCGCTGCTTTCGGCAAGGCTTGCAAGAGCCTACCCGAGCCTGTCAATCTTCTCCTGCGCAACGCTTGCGCAAGAGCTGTGCGGGATCGAGCGCGCGCAGCGGCGACATGCCGAACGATGCTGTAACGGCGCGGATGGAGGCTACGTGAGGCTTCGCAAGGCTAGAGGATCAGAGATCGATGCTGGAGCCCCCAATGGGTTGGTCCGGGAACACAACGAGCGAGCAGAGCTGCTTGCCGGTGAACGAATCCAACGAAAGCTACTGGGATGGAACATGCGGCTTTCTGGCCTGATCGAAGCGCCGACTCACACAAGAATCACCACCGAGGGCGATCCTCGCGGCCCCGTGCTGTTCCTCGGACTCCAAGGCGAACAGCAGCAAACCACACCGATCTAGTGACCTTGTGCGCGATCCGTTGCAACCTCCTGCCCGACCCGGGCGGATCGCGCGCTGTTCTTCTCCCCGGGTCGGGCTTTCCTGCAAGAGAGACAACAAATGCGAGTCAACATCTACGCCGAAGAGATGACCGACAAGGTCGAGCTGATCGAGAAGGAAGCAGCCGACGGCAAGTTCGTCGGCGTGCGCTTCTGGCTGGAGCTTCCGGTCACTCGACACGATCTCGGACCGATCGGAGCGAGCAAGCCGACACCGGTGCAAATCAGCGGTCCGTTCATGCATCACCCAGGCGACAACGACAGCGCCGCGGTGACGTTTTGGGGCAAGGCACAGCTCAAGATCGTGCTGCGCAAGGCGCTCACGCTGCTCGGAGAGCGTGCGCTTGACTCCAACCAAGTCAGAGACCTTCAGACTATCGCCGGCAACCTGCGTGACACGCACGACGATGACATCGTTGCTGGAGAGATCAGGGGATACGGAAAAGCAATCCAGGAGCTTCTCAAGCCATGATCCCACTACTCAAAGGCGGCCAAGGCCGCACCGATCGCGACATCGCGCAGGATGGCGGCTTCACCGTGTGGCTCACCGTTGCAGCGCTCGTGCTGATCGTACTGCTGGCGGTGACGCGATGAGCGACAAGCATGGCAAATGGGTATCCAACGCTGTTGGCGAGCCTAACATCGGCACGGTGTTCTGCCGCAGTCTCGGTCACGGAGTCTACGAAACTCCCCAGCAAGCACTGGAACGCCACCTGAAGTGGAGGAGCCAGTTCGTAGTCGGTGAGCCTCGCGCCATCACCACTGGAAGTAGCTGCGAATCCACATCAAAGCGCGCCGTACGCTGGTGTGCTGCCGGAGCCATCAGTCGTTGCTCAGGAGTTGACGATGGAGATTGGTCGAATACCGACGCTGTCAGTCCCATCAATCTGCTGTGGCTCTACCTTGGTGGCAACAAGCCAATCGGCGACTGGAACGACGACCCCTCGCGCACCCAAGCCGAGGTCGTAGCCGCGCTGCGAGCTGCCGCGGAGAAGGCTCCATGAAACGCCACCATATCGACATGCGGATCGGTGGTTGGCGAGTCATCGGCGACTCGATCCACAAGCTTATCAACATCTACGAATCCAGCCGTTCTCTAGCTGACAATGCTGGCGATCACAAGGACGTGAAGTTTTGGCACGGTCGAGCCAACGGACTGAAGGTGGCTATAGACCTTCTCAGAAGCGAGATCGATATGCGCAAGCAGAGAAGGTCGAAACCATGAACGAACACCTGCGGCCGGCGCCGCTGTCCCGCGCTGACAACACGCGGCTGACTCCCGGCTCCCTCCCTAGGCGGTGCCGGCCGCTTTTCACTAACTCCCTCGTAGCTCATCAGGAAGAGCACCGGATTTCTAAACCGGTGGCAGCAGGTTCGAATCCTGCCGAGGGAACCATCTACCTCTGCCCATTCACCTACGCGATGCGCAGGAGCGCCCCATGAACGAAGAAGCTTTCACCAACCTGCAAGAAGCCGAGCGCGAGTTGAGTCGGCAGCGCGACGAAGCGAAGCAGCAGCTCGCTGCCGTCACTTCGGACCGAGACTTCCAGAAGCGCGAAGCCGAAGGCTACCAGCGCATCGCTAAGGAAGCAGCCGACGCAGAGGAGCCCGGATTACTCGTGTTGCTCGTTTCCCAAGCCGGCACGGAACTCCGCATCTTTGGACCTGACAAGGACCGCGAAAGCGCGTTCGGAGAAACGCTCGCGCGTTGGTTCAAGCTGGTGAACGTCGTTGCCGAGAGCATGAAGTCCAAGGACTTGGAGAAGAAACTCGCCGCCGTCACCACCGAACTCGGGCAAGCCAAGGAGATCATCCGACTGCTGGAGGAGAGCGAGGGCAAGCTAGCCGAAGAGCGCGACGAACTGCGCCAAGCCCTCACCGGACGCACGGTGTCGTGCTCCACATGCAACGGGGAGTCTCGCATCCGCGAAGCCGCTGTCGACTTCTTGCGTGCAAAGGACATCGCAGCCGAGGCGTTCGGGATGCCGAACCACGACCAAGTGCTGATAGAGGAAGAGCTCGCCGAGATGCACTTGCGCGAACTGCTCGGCAAGAGCGAACCGCAGCCGCCATGGACATTCATGGTCGACATCACGCCAGGCAAGCTGCCGAAACGAGAGCCACGGTTTGCATTCCTCGGCGAACCGCAACCGCCCGCCCCCGAGCCTGAGACTGCGCCGTCGATCGTGAAGTGCGCGCGGTGCGAGGAGACGGAGCGGGCGCTTGCGAAGCACTGTGCATCGATCCTCAGAACTCAATCGATGTGCATGTCCGATCAGTCCGAGCGTTGGAGGACGATTCGCCACGGAGCTATCGCAGAAAAAGGGCGACTACTCATACATGGACTTTGGCGCAATCCGCATCCGCCCGACCCCGAACCACCGTTCCCCGGCGCCGTGCTGGACGAGGAGAAGCTATGATTCCCAGCCATGAACTATTCAATGGAGCCTTGGTGTCCTGGGTGCATAAACCACGCGGTGGTTACGGGTTTACTATTGTGATTCCAGCTAAAATAGTGAAGCTAAGTTTAGACGGATCAAGGGCCACCATAGAAGTAGAGCATCGCTCAGGCAGGAAAGTTCGGAGAAGTGTGATGCACACGAGTCTGCGATGGCGTGACAGCAAGGAGAAGCCATGAGCCTGCAAGACTGGATCGCGCGCATGCGAGAACGCCTGCCGAAGAAGCCCATGCGCGTCTCAGAGCACCAAGACATATTGGAGGCAAACACTGTTTGCGATGGATGGGTGATCGGTCGCTTCAACTGCGGAGGATGGACTACGGTGATAGACGATGCGCACCTGCACGCCGATGCGATCAACGCGATGTCCGCGCTGCTCGACGTCGCGGAGGCTCACCGCAACGATAACACTCCTCGCACTGGCGATACGTGGCACGAGGACGATGGCGTCGCGCTGTGGTTCGCTCTGCCAATCGACGAACCGCCGTACTGCGGCTCCCCGCTCGATGACGACTTTCCATGGGTGTCGACACCATTCCAAGCCCTGCATTGGGTTCCGCTGCCTTCACTGTTTCGACGCGGACCGGAAGCCCTCGACCGCCTCGCCGCTCTGGCAAAGGAGCCGCAGCCGTGAACCACGAACTCAAGACATGGCCCGAGTTCTTCGATGCAGTCGATAGCGGAAAGAAGACGTTCGAGGTTCGCCATGACGACCGCGGCTTCCAAGTTGGCGACACGCTGACGCTCATGCGCTGGCGTCCGAATCCCGGTCGGTTGTACAGCGGAGACTACGTCGATCGCGAGGATCGCGAAGTTGGTTGGGACAAGTGCGCGAAGCTCAAGCTCTGCATCACCTACAAGCTTCCAGGTGGCAGATTCGGCATCGACGCTGCTTGGTGCGTCCTTGGATTCGTGAAGGAGCCGCAGCCATGACCGACGACCCAGAACCGACCATCGCCGTCAATCCAGGCAAGGAGCCTACGATCGTCCAGTTCACCCCGCACCCTCATCACGACGGCAGTGTGGACCCGCCGCGCTGCGGGCTGTCGGAGGACGAGCTGCTGGATGGCTACAAGATCCCCGCATCGGAACTCGGCTCGATCCTGTTGCTCGCGCTGCTGTGCGCGGGCGCGATCGCGGTCGTGATCCTCAAGTGGTTACTGAGA